AGTGTCTCCTACGCATTATTATTGTATTTATGCGAACTTCTCGTAATAGGTATACACTCTGTTGTACCATTCGTTGCGCCATTCGTCATACTCATGTGGCCATACATCAAACTGTTGATATGTTTCTCCTCCGAGCTCCATCCCGTCATCTCCGCGGCTACACATAAAGATATGTCCTTCACGTATGTTAGTGCCGTAGATTTCGTTGTGTGCTTCTGCGTATGCTACTAGCTGTAAGAAGTAGTTCTGTACATACTCTAGCTTCTTAGGCTTGTTCGTTTGCTTAAAATCCATTATGCAGGGCTGTCCTTTGTACTGTCCTACTAGGTCAGTTGTGCCTGCATACATCTGCGGAACATAAAGGGCAACTTCACTGCCCCATATCTCATCTACATCGCCCATTGCGTGTTCTAAGACTTGCTGTGCCATTGCGTGTGCTTTCTTAGCAAATGGATTACTACCCGGAGTAGGCATTACACCTGTCTCAACATAGTCTTCTAAATACTTGTGCATACGTGTGCCAACGCCTGCGGCTTCTGTAGTAATTTCTCGTGCTTTAGTTTCGCCTACACGTTTACGCCAGGCAATTAGTCCTGACTTGTCGCTTGTGGCATCTAAGATAGTTGTAACACTAGCTACAGCACCACCATCGGGTGTCATGTACTTGCGTTTGCCTTCTATCTGCTTACGTGAGATTGGTTTGTAGTCGTACTTGTTTATAATTAAAGTCAAAATAGATTCCTTATGTAACCTATAGTATATACTACTTTTTGACTCTTGTCAAGTATTTTATGATTAAAGTTTAGCGCCTAAGTCAGTTGCACTCTTAGCCATTGCTCCAACTGTGTCAGCTGTTGCTTTAGGGTTAGTTGGATCTACTTTACTTTTATTCATCTTAGTCAACGGTTCAACACCATCTTGATTAAAATCCTTAACCATGGATTTAATTCTAGGATCAGTATCGTATGCTGTCTTAAATGTTTCGTAGTCAAACTGTTCTGCACCTACATTTTGCATTAGTTTGTTTAGATCTAAGTTCTTCATACCAGATTTGGTATTAGTTGCTGGGGTGTTAAAATGTAAAAAGACAGCTTGACTACTAGTGTCTGCGCTGCCTATTACTGTTCGTAAGACTTGAATTAACTTTTGAGAGTCAATATTCTCACTTATTTTTTTTTTGAAAGAATGGTACCTAATTTGCGACTTCTCTCTAAAACTGCTTTTTTACGGATAATTTTCGATTCTCTTTTAGCACGTCCGGCTTCGTCTTCTCCGCCTATTGCTGCTTTAGCTGCACCAAACTCATCATCTGCGTCTAATGCTAAATCTAAGTCTCCGCCTGCTGTATCAGCGTCTGTAGTTGGTTCCATTGCTGGATCATCTAGTGCTGGATCTGCACCCATCATATCCATACCTTGGCCTTCGCCAGTTAGTATTTGTACACCAGCTGTAAGTGTGCCACGACATGCTTCCATTGCTTCGTACATGCCTTCTAACGATGGCTTAACTGATGTTGCAAACTGGTCAGCTTTTTCTTGTCCATGTTCGTCACGGATAGCGTCTGCTAATTCTAGCATAGATTCTGTTTGCATTTCTGCTGTGTCTTCCATCCAACCTGTAACTCTGTCAACCATATCTTTAGCTGCCATTACAAGTTCTGCTTCGTCTTCTTTGCCTTCGTTAGTCTTTTTCTTCTTCTTATCTTTAATAGCTTTTTTCATTGGCTCTTTTTTATCGCCATCTTTGTCCATGTCAAGGAAGTCTGGCTTAGCTGATTCTTTTACTGAGTTGCAATCACATTCTTTGCAACTTGCCGGGCAAGTACAATCTGCAGCCTTTACGTCAGCGCCGCAGCAATCATCTGAACAATATCCTGCTTTGGCTTCTGTTACGTTACGTTCCTCACGCTCTGCTATTTCTGCATTCAATACATCTAGGAAGAGTTTGGACTTTTGATATGCTTCATTTTGCACACTATCGAAACTTTCATTTGTTTCGACGCTGAATATTTTGGTGCGCATCTTATTTCTTACGTCTTCTAACTTTTCTAACGTGTACGATTCTAGGTTTAACCTTTGGCCAAACCTTTTTGCAAGACTTTCATTTAGACTTGCTGCTGTTACTGGTTTTGATATTTCACTTATGTTCATTACATTCTTCCTAATGTATTATGCTTTAATAAAGTATTTAGTCTTTTTTTATACTTTAGCTATAAATGTATTTATCCAACTGACGTCTTGCATGTTCTGTTTCGGTACGAGCAATATCGTATCGAGTTTCAGCTACATGCGAGCGTATTGGATCTGATGATTTTGTCATAGTATTACGATAAAATACGCAATCGTTATACCATTTTTGTATACATCTATCAACATTTAGTATTACATCCATAGACCGAGCATTTGAATGCTCCTGCGAGCTTGACTTTGCAAGTGCTAGAGCCGCTGTTTTTGAAAACGTTTCAGCTATCATACAGTTAGATTCACAATCAAATATCTTATGCCCGTGCCGTGTAGTACGAACAGCATATTTGCCTACCCTGATTGAATTCCCTTTCTTATAAGGAAACATTGCGGGATCGATAGATGCATTAACGATTTGTTCTAAATCGCTAAGTAAATTCTTAGATTTGTTGATCATTTTTTACAACCAGTACCTGTCCATTAGATATAACTTTACTTACTAAACTCTTCCGTATCAGGTTCTGAATAATGAACTGTTCTCTTTCATTAAACTGAACCAATGCGGCTCTTTCATTCATGTTTTCGTAAATACTACGTTCTTCGTTAGTAATAAAAATTTCAAACGAATTTATTAGTTCGTTGACTTTCATTTTTATACTTCTTCGATATCTATTTTCTCGCCTGCGCGAGGTGTTTTAGGTTGGTTGTTGTTACCGCCAGCTTGCATTTTACTATTTTGACTTTGCTTGGTAACTTTTAATTTGCCCTTTGCATCACGTTGGATAGCATTTGGATTTTTTTGGGTGTCGATGACAGTTTTTGTTCCATCGCCGTGGTCAAGCTCTACTTCGTTGCCCTGTGCTCTGGATACTTTAGTTTGTGTAATTTCAAAAATAAACATGTCTATCGCCTTTTATTTAATGATTGAACTCTTCTACTAGCTGGATTGATACGCTTAGTACGTTTAATCTTTTTAGCTAGTCTAGGACCGAGTCTTGCCTTCATTACTTTTAAGACTTTGCTCTGTTTAATATTAGGAGCTGCAAAGCATTGTGCCATTTTAGCAACAACTCTGCCTTTTCTTCTACCACTTTGGCAACGATACTTTCGCACTACGTTCTTTCCTGAACGTGCCCATACTTGCTTCTCGTCTATTTGTGGTTGTGTGTAAAACTCTCTTAGTAACATATAACTATTTATCCGGGTTCTACATCTGCATTACTATTACGATTACAGTAGATAGTAGTCCTGCAATAATAGTGCCTGCTGTACCAATTAATACTTTCGTCATTGACGCTTGGCCTGTGATAATATCTTGATGTATATGTTCCATCTTTTCTTCGACAGTGATAAGACGCTTATCTAATGCCTCATAGCGTAGAGCGCATAAGTCAACGTGTGCTTCTAATGATTCTCGTTCTAATTGTGTAACTTGGCTATTCGCCATAATAAATCTCCGTAAAAGTAAACTCTTAGTTGCCCTCTTGATGCCTGGAGTATTATGTTATTAGCCTATGTAGTTATTTATCAGTTTGTAAGAATAATATATTAGTAAAAATCTCATCTGATGTAACAAACATTTTGTTTTCTAGATTAATAGTTTCATCTAGACCAGCAATAATAGGCACCATATTAAAGTCTAGTTGCATTAAGTCTTCAGCAGTCGAATAATCTGCTTCAACTTCAAACTCAATAGTCCATACTCTTTGTTTATTTTTATAGCTACTGCCAAACTTATATTTTTGTAATGCTGTTAATTCTTGTGTTACTATAAAATTAATAGGATTAGTTCTTAGTCCTAGTGTGTTATATAATGTATTAAAATTTGCCTGTTGATTAACGAGCTTAGGATGTTCGTGTCGACGCACATCAGTTTTTGTAACATCAATTAATGTATGGATAGTAAACTTCATACTATTACTTATAGCCATAAAAAAAGGCCCACTTAAAAAGTGAGCCTTTGTGTGACGCCTGCCATTACGGCCCTAATCACGGTTCCTAAGGTAAGGAATTATTTAAGCTGCAAATGTTGCTACTAATGCAATACCACCAACTGCTTCTGCGCCGCCTGGTCCACCTTGTACTGCAATGTGGTTGCCGTTTGCTACACCTTCAACACCAGCGATTGTTCCGCCATATGTTGTTGTGATTGCATCACATGCTGCTGCTACAGTGATTGTACCTGTAGTGATTGCATAAATGTATGTTGTTGGGCCTACGCCACTCTTTGCAACTACTGCTGCGTTTGGGTTACTTACTACTGCCATTTTATATCTCCTATATTATCTAAATGGTCTACTCTACACTCTGTAAAGTTTCTACATTTGTATTTACCATTTAGACAAAAAATACCCTATTTAGATGCGTTTTTGGCTCTTTGATGTAAACTCTTTAGTAGATTTATGTATCCAGGGCCTGCTTTTACAATATCATGTATCATATCCACTGCGGGTTTGTATCCATTTGCTATATTAGTTGGTACAGTTTGTCCCAATTGTATTTTATCAACTGCAATCTTTGCTTTCAATCCATTTGATTTACCTACAAGGAAACTATACAGAGCAATTTCACGTTGACTAACACGCTGTTCTACCCTGTCAAGGGCAGCTTCATCAAGTTCATCAAAATCTAAACTCTCATATAATTCTTTGAGGTCTTCATCTGTGTAAATTTCCATACCGTTTGCAATAGCTTGGATAAAGTCCATATTAACGACTTCTGTCTCTAGCTGCCTGATCAGCTTTCATTGCTGCCATTTCGTCGTCTGCTGGACTTGTAAACTCGTCATCGCCTTCGTCATCTAAGCCGCCATCTGCATCATCTGCTTTAAGGTCACCTTTAGTTTGTGCAATCTTTTCAGCAAATGCTAACATCTTTTTAATTACATTAGGTGTGGCTCCAGTTTTTTTCACTAGCTCTTCTAAACTACTTGCACCGTAAGTTGTGCCCCAGTTAGTAAGTTGATCGCCAACTTTAGACATTAGGTTTGACAATGCATCGTCTTTTGTAGTAACTGCTTGATCCATTAAGATTCTGCCGTAGTTGGCTAGTTTCTTTTCTAATGGCGTTGATTCAAACGCTTCGTCAAGAACATCCTTAGTAATGTTATTAAGGTGCTCTTCGTATTCTTTCATGTAGTCTTTCATGTTTATCTCTCCACTGCTCTGTTGTGTTTTGTAAAAAATTCTCTAGGAACAAGTTTTATATCGCCCCCTGGGTGTGCAAGTACATAGCCTTCCCCACCTTGTTCGCCTTTAATATTAGCTGTAATATCGGCTTCTTGGCTCTCTAGTTGGTTAATGATGTTGTCTTTGACTTTCATTATACCATGTACTAGATTCCACATAGCATTAAAGCCGTCAACATTGTTATTAATTATCTCAATAATCTTTTGTTGCTTAGGCTTACTGACTTTAGATGTTGCAAGCCAGCCTGCAAAATCTTGTGCTAAATTTTTAATACCTGAATCAACTCTTGAATTCATATATGTATAAAATATGTTAGACAAGTCTGATAGTCCTTGACGTCTTTCAATTATACTATCAATAGCACGACCATGTTTGGTTACCATTGCTTGTAGTTCTTTAATTTGTGAATCGTCAACTGACGGTGCATCTTGTGCTACTACTGGAGGAAGAACTAATACTTCAGTACCTTGGAATATATTTGTATCTCTTAATGGAGTTTCAGTACCTGCTATATCTGCTTCTCTATGTATAACAATTCCTGACTTACTCATGCCAATACGTTTACCAACTTCACTATTTTGTTTTACTGAGTAAGTTACGATGTTTGGTGTAAACACATAATGACCGTCTTGTATTTCAGGTGTATTAAAATATAACAAGTCACCTTTAAAGAATCCTCTGTAGTCTTTAGGAACTGCTTTTTCGTACTCGTCATACACATCTACCATGTTAGCAATGAATGGTCCATACCCTTCTGGATTCTTTGCATAACCTGGACGGTTCTTTAACATCTGTGCTAGTTCTTTTGCTGACTTAGCTTTGCCGTCATAACCTTTTGCACCGAAGCCCGACTTGTCTGTAAAAACAAAGTTACCGTCTACGTCACGTCCAAATATCACAGCTGGTGAGCCGTCCCATTTAATTGTTACATCTGTATGCGAACCTTGTTCTAAACTTTTTAAACTTTCAATAGCACGGGCGGCGCCAGCACTGCCTTGGAAGAATACTAAATCTTCTGCGTGTTGTATACGAGCTTCGGCTTCATTAACTATCGCTTCGCCTACAAGTTTATCTTGTAACGGATGTTTAGTTCGTCCCGGCTTTGCCTTTGGCATTTTATCTTTGCCTTTGGCTTGGCCTGCGCTACCAGTCCTTTGCTTACGTTCTACAAGTTTTAAGTCTGTATATCTCATTAACAAATCATCCTTGTACTGTTTAACAAGGTGCCGCTTAGTTCTTTAATTCTATTCAACTGTTTGTCAGCTAGTGATTCAACTGCTATTGACTCAGGTATTCCTTTGCCAGCTTTAGCCATTGTTTCTGCCCATGGAGCAATAAGTTCTTCGTAGTTTGGATCGCCTTTGAGTACTGCAAACATACTTTCAACGGTATGTGTATCAGCTTCTCTTGCGTTTGGACCTAATAATATTTTTGCAATTTCGTTCCAATCGTCTGCAACAACAGCATCTCCGTTGTTAGGATCAACAACACCTTTTGTAGGACTAAACTTGTAACCTCTACCTCTTGCTAAACTTGATAGCAATATTGCTCTGTCAGCACCTGTATAATGTTCTGTTCCGCCACGCTTGGCTCCACGTTGCAGGTTAGGATTATCTGTAAGCATAAAGTCTGTTTGAACAAAGCCATTTGCAACATCACCTCTGATTGGTGTTTTGAAATGTATTTGAAGTCCTGCATTAGCAACCCAACCTTGTGTAAAAGTTCTGCCCTTGTTCATAATTTCTAAATCAGGTATGCCTTGCTTTTGACACCAGGCTGTAAGTTTTGCAATTATTTCTTCTTTGGGCAATTCTCTTACATCGACATTAAGATCTAAATCACCTGACGAGTTCTCTTCAAATGTTCCATCTTCTTTTGTCTTCTTTCCTGTTGTACCGAGCATGTCTTCATCGACAAACTTAAAACCAAATGTAGAATTAATCCAATCTATAGTTGGTTGTACATCAACTGTAGCGATACGTTGTGTTAACGCACCTTGTTCTGTTTTGAATACGTTTCCGCCTTCTAATAATTTATATGATGTCATTGTTTTTATTCTCAATTACTTTTGTAATACTGCGTTTAAATTTACGTGGGTCGCCTGTTCTAATACTATTAAGAAAACGTCTCTCTAACTCATTGGCTGTATCAGCATCGTAAGTTTTAGAAATCTTATTTAAAAGATTAATAGCACTTTCAATGATGTTGCCGCCGGTAGCTTCAATAAGATGGTCTTGACTCTTGCGTGAACGATCTAAATTGTTTAGTTCTTCAAGGATACTGCGTGTACGTTTTCTCATGATGTTAACTCTCCGTATTACTATTTAGCGTTCAAATTAATAAATATTGCTGTACATGAATTAACTTGTACTATATGAGGGGATATGATGTCAATTAATAACATGAATTTTAACGAACGCTCCTTGTTATTTGCTAAACTTAGTGCTTTAGCTTATAATAATAGCACAACTGATGTAAAAAAGCAAGCGAAAAAATTAGG